GCCTCCTGGGCCTGGGGCTTTACGCTGAACCGCGTGTCGCTGTTTGCCTTGATTTTCTCCATCGGCATCTTGGTCGATGACGCCATCGTGGTGGTGGAAAACATCCACCGCCACCAGCAGCTGGAGCCCCACCTCACGCTGCTGCGCCCGAAGGATTTCTGCCTCCACGAGGACCGGTATCCGACCGAGGCACTGAAGCGCATCCGCGCCAACCTCCAGCCCCGCATCTGGTCGGCCCTGTACCAGCAGAACCCGGTGCCTGACGAGGGCATGTACTTCAAGAAGGAGTACTTCCGCTACCAGCGCCAGCTCCCCAGCCCCACGGGCCTGCGCATCTACACCGCGTGGGACTTCGCCATTGGTGAGAAGCAGGCCAACGACTGGACCGTGGGGGCGACGATCATGCAGGACGAGCTGGACCAGCTGTACGTGCTGGAGATTTTCCGGATGAAGGGGGACAGCTTCCAGATCGTCGAAGCCATGCTCGACGTGGCCACGCGCTGGGGCTCCACGCCCGGCACCGGCTACCTGCTGGGTGCTGAGGATGGCCAGATCTGGCGCGCCATCGAGCCGCTGTTCAAGAAGCGCATGGTCGAGCGTCGCCAGTACCTCCCGTATGAGGTGCTGCGCCCGATGACCGATAAAATGGCGCGTGCGCGCCCCTTGCAAGGGCGCATGCAGCAGGGCCGCGTCATCTTCCCCGAAGAAGCCGCATGGCGCGCTCAGGCCGAACAAGAGTTGCTTCGCTTCCCAGCCGGCGTCCACGACGACGTGGTCGACGCGCTGGCTTGGGCAGTGCAGCTGTGCATGGGTAAGGAGCCACCGCAAGCGTACACCCCGCCTCCGCTGAAGAGCTGGCGGGATCGGTTGAGTGAGAGTTTCGCCGGCAGTGCGTCGCACATGTCGGCATAGGAGAAAACATGCCTGTTAATACCGCTCTGGCCACTCAGGTCTGGAATCGATATACCTATCTGCGCGACAACGGCCACCTCGACTACGTGAAGAAGGCCGCCAAGTGCGAGGACTTCTTCGCCGGCCTGCAGTGGGACCAGAACGATCTGGCCCTGCTCAAGGCTCAGCGCCGCCCCGCCCTGACGATCAACAAGATCATCTCGACCATCTCCAACGTGATGGGCGAGCAGATCTTCAACCGCACGGACATCGCCTTCAAACCTCGCAACGAGGGGGCCACGTCCGAAGTCGCCGACGCCTTGACCAAGGTGTTCATGCAGATCGCGGACAACAACCAGCTCAGCTGGACCCGCTCCGATGTGTTCACGGACGGCGTCGTGACGTCCCGTGGTTTCTTCGACGTGCGTCTGGACTTCACCGACTCGCTGCGCGGCGAGGTGCGCATCGAGCAGCTGAACCCCAAGAACGTGCTGATCGACGCGGATGCTGACGAGTACGACCCGGACAAGTGGAACGACGTGCTCATCACCAAGTGGATGAGCCCCGACCAGATCGAGTTGCTGTACGGCAAGGCCGACGCGGACCTCCTGCGCAGCCGCACCGACTCGTACTACCCCTACGGCTACGACTCCATCGACATCAACCGCGACCGCTTCGGCTCGGCGCGCGCCATCGGCTGGCCGCTCAACACGGTGACCCAGCAGGAGTACAACAACGTCCGCAACATCCGCGTCATCGAGCGCCAGTGGAAGAAGCTCGACAAGGTGCTGCACTTCGTCGATCTGGAGACCGGCGACACGCGCGTTGTGCCCACCGACTGGGACGACGACCGCATCGCCCAGCACCTGCAGGCCAACCCCCAGCTGGCCACCACGAAGAAGCTGATCCAGCGCATCCGCTGGACGGTCATCGCCGACAACGTGGTGCTGCACGACGACTGGAGCCCGTACAAGCACTTCACCGTGGTGCCGTACTTCCCGTACTTCCGTCGCGGCCGCACCGTCGGCCTCGTGGAGAACCTGCTCGGCCCGCAGGAGCTGTTGAACAAGGTCTCGAGCCAAGAGCTGCACGTGGTGAACACCTCGGCCAACTCCGGCTGGAAGGTGAAGCGCAACGCGCTGACCAACATGTCCACTGCCGAGCTGGAGACGCGCGGCGCGCAGTCCGGCCTCGTGGTCGAGCTGGACGACATCAACAACATCGAGAAGATCCAGCCGAACCAGACCCCCACAGGGCTGGACCGGGTGTCGTACAAGGCCGAGGAGCACATCAAGTCGATCTCGGGTGTGTCGGACTACATGCAGGGTTTCGCGCGCGAGGACGTGGCGGCCAAGAGCGTGCAGACGAACAAGCAGAGCGGGCAGGCGAACCTCGCCAAGGTCATGGATAACATGAACCGCTCGGACTTCATCCTCGCCCGCACCGTGCTGGACCTCGTGCAGGAGTACTACACCGAGCAGCGCCTGCTGTACATCACGACCGACCGTCTGATGAACACGACCGAGCAGCTGATGGTGAACCAGCCCACGCCCGAGGGGCGCATCGTGAACGACCTGACGCTGGGTGAGTACGCCATCGTGGTGACGAACCAGCCTGAGCGCGACACGTTCGAGGACACCCAGTTCGACCAAGCCGTGCGTCTGCGCACCGAGGCCGGCGTGCAGATCCCCGACAAGTACATCCTGCAGTCGAGCCGCCTCAAGGAGAAGGCCCAGATCATCTCGGAGATGGAGCAGGCCGGTCAGACCCCTGAGGCACAGCAGCAAGCTGCCCTGCAGATGCGTGCGCTGGAGGCCGAGGTCGCCTCCAAGGAAGCCGAGGCCACCCAGAAGGGCTCCGACGCTCAGCTCAAGCAGGCCAAGGCCCAGAAGGAGATCGCTTCGATCGGTCAGGACAGCGGCCAGAACGAGATCGCACTGGAGCAGCAGAAGCTGGAGGCCGAGATGGCCATGGAACAGCAGAAGCTCGATCAGGAATTCCAGCTCAAGCAGGAGCAGATGAACCGCGAGTTCGAACTCAAGCGCGAGCAGCTGCAGATGGAGATGGCCCTCAAGCGTGAGCAGGCCACCGCCGAAGCAGCCATCAAGGCCACCGTCGCCAAGGAGCAGGCCAAGGCCGCTCGTGTGGCGGCAGTACACAACGCACAACCCCCGGGAGAGGCGTCTCCCACTTCGCCAGCGCCGGGTGCCCCGGCCAAAACCCCCAAGCAAGGAGCTTGACTATGCCTTTCGCAATTCGACAACTCATTTCTCGTGGCTACTGGGCTCCGGCCGGTGACGACGGCGCCGCCGGCGGTGGCGGCGACAGCGTGGGTCGCGGCGACGACTTCAAGTCGCCTCTGGACAACGCCGGCAAGGGCGACAAGCTCGACGACGAGGACGACAAGTCCAAGGACAAGGGGGGCAAGGCCGACCCTGACAAGGAAGGCGAAGAGACCGAGGAAGAAAAGGCCGAGCGCCTTCGTCTCGAAGCCGAGGAAGAGAAGAAGAAGCGCATCCGCATCCCCAAGTCGCGCTTCGACGAAGCCCTTGGCAAGGCCAAGCAGCGCGAGCAGGCGCTGTTGGACGAGATCGAGAAGCTCAAGGGCGGCCAGCAGGCCTCGGCCACGGCCAAGGCGGTCAAGGACATGCGCACCGAGATCGACAAGCTGCAGGACAAGTACGAAGACCTGATCCTCGACGGCAAGAAGGACGAGGCTCGCAAGGTCCGCCGTCAGGTCGAGGAGCTGCGCGACGAGCTGTCCGAGTACCAGACCAACACCAAGTCGGAAGCTGCCCGCAAGGCGGCCATCGACGAGATGAGCTACAACGCTCAGCTGGCTGGCTACGAGGCCAAGTACCCCGCGCTGAACCCTGAGCACGAGGACTTCGACGAGGACAAGACCGACGAGGTCGCCACCCTCCTGAACGCCTTCGTGAAGGCGGGCCAGAAGCGCGCCGACGCGCTGGCCAAGGCCGTGAAGTACGTGCTGGGCGCGCCGCCCGCTGCCGGCAAGGGCGGTGACGACGACAAGGCCAAGGAGCTGGCCGATCATCGCGCTGCCGAGGCCCGCAAGAAGGCTGCCGACGCCAACAAGAAGCAGCCTCCGAACGGCAAGGACGTCGGTCTGGACTCCGACAAGGCTGGCGGCGGCAAGGGCGGCGACGTGGACGTTCTGCGCCTGTCGCAGGACAAGTTCGCCAAGCTGGACGAAGAAACCAAGGCCAAGTTGCGTGGCGACACCATCTGATATAAGATCAGCGGACCGTCGGGGGCCCTTCGGGGCCCCTTTTCATTGAAAGGAGCCTTCTATGATCCAAGAGATCGATCTCGAATCGGTCCTCCGCGCGTACTTCCACGCGGACCCTGAAAAGCCCGTGGGGCTGACCATGTGGGTCAACGACGAGGGCCGCATCGTGGCCAAGATCGGTACCGGCGTCGACGCCCCTGAGTACATCGTGTTCGGGAACAACGTCTGCCAGTACCCCCCGCCCAAACCTCCGACGCAGCGCGCCGCAGTTCAGGGTTTTGATTCACACAAAGGCATGGGGGCAAAGTGAACTCAAACGACCTGATGTACTACCTGAAGGGGTTCGTGGACCTGACGAACGAGCCTCCTTCGCGCGACCAGTGGGGGATCATCCGCGCGAGGGTGAAGGAAGCCTCCCCCGTCGAGACGTTCGTGGTTGACGCGCCGCCGATGCACAACCCCATCCACGGCCCACGTCCGTTCCTCGACCGTTCCAAGCTCCCGCCCGTTGGCCCCTTCGCCCCAACGAGTGGCGATTGTGGTTGCGGCGGCGCAACACCTGCGGGACAATCCAGAGTTGAAGGCGGTTGAGGTCTGCAGGCGGTGCAACCTCAACATTTTGGGAGGGCAGTTGCTGCCCTCCCATTTTTTCGTCTATACTTCCGGCAACATTCGGTAGCAGACCCGACAGCTCTGCGGAGACCGGCCTCCTTAAAAGTCGACCTGCGCTGGCCCCAGAGCGTGATCTGAGAGCAATCAACGGTTTGACTTTCACATCCCCTGCCTGAAGGAGGCACAAGATGCTTACCAATTTCGCACTGCTCACCAACGAGCAGAAGACCGTCTGGTCGATGGACACGTGGCGCATGGCCCGGAACTATTCCTTCGTGAACAAGTTCCTCGGCAATGGCTCGAACTCCATGATCCAGCACATCACCGAGCTGAAAAAGTCCGAGAAGGGCGCCCGCGCAGTCATCACGCTGCTGGCCGACCTCGAAGGCGACGGCGTTGCCGGTGACCGTACGCTGGAAGGCAACGAAGAGGCGATGAAGTCGTACGATCAGGTGATCCGTATCGACCAACTGCGCCACGCCAACCGCCACGAAGGCCGCATGGCCGACGTGGTGGCCAACCCCGACGTGCGCAAGAACTGCCTGGGGGTGTGAGCGAGCCGCACGCCTTGCGCCCACCGGGGTTCATGTCCAGCGCATCAAGGCTTTGGGGATGTGCCGCAAAGGCGCTTTACCTGCACGGTTTGCAGCGTGCAGTTTCATGCATTGTTTTGGCCTCTGGCGCTTATTGGGTAAGCGCAAACAGCTATTGATTTAGTAGCAAATACGGTCAATGCTGCGTGTGGTGCAGCCCCCGGCGCAGTTGTACTGCCTCGGCCACATGGTCTGCGCCGGTGTGGGTGGCGCCCGCCAGGTCGGCAATGGTGCGGGCCACCCGCAGGGTGCGGTGGGTGCTGCGGGCCGACCAGCCCAGCCGGTTGGCCGCGCGCTGCAAGAACTGCAGGGCGTCGTCCTGCAGCATCACCAGCTCGTCCATGCCCTGGCCCTGCAGCGCCTGGTTGGGGTGGCCTTGCCGCGCCAGCGCGCGGGCCCGGGCGCGCTCCACCCGCTCGCGCACGGTGGCGCTGGCCTCGCCCGCCGGGGCGCCCACCAGTTGCTCGGCGGGCAGGGCGGGCACCTCCACATGCAGGTCGATGCGGTCGAGCAGCGGGCCGCTGAGCTTGCCCTGGTAGCGCGCCACCTGGTCGGGCGTGCAGCGGCAGGCGCGCTGGCTCGACCCGAGAAAGCCGCAGGGGCAGGGGTTCATGGCCGCAATCAACTGGAA